ACCAATCAACACGCAGCTAAAATGTGGCATCAAACAAATGCAAGTAGTGGCACTCCTTCTATCCAAGGTTCATTTAATTTGGCTAGTATAACTGATAATGGAGTAGGAAACTTTACTTTTGCTTTTACAAACAACATGAACAATAACGATTATTCTTTTACTCATTATGGAATAACAGATGGAACATACTCATTATATCATGGTTCTAGTTTATCTGTAGGCACATCATCTTTACAGTACAGAGATAATAAAACAGACAACTTATCAAGTGCAGCAGCAGTAGACCATACACATATTAATGATACAATTCATGGAGACCTAGCATGAGTACCTTAAAAACAAACACCTTAACAGGTACAACTACAGCAGGTTCTATCTCTGTTACAGGAGAGGGTAATTCTACCACTACGAACTTACAACAAGGGTTGTGTAAACATTGGGTAAGTTTTGACCCATTGAATAGTAATAATCTTGATGATTCATATAATAATGCTTCTGTTACAGATGGTGGAACAGGAATTTTTACATTTACAAATACAAACAATATGGGAAATGCTGTTCATGCACCCTTAATAGGTTCAGAAATAGAAAGTTCATATCAAGATGCAGCAGATGCTATATTAGCTGCAGGTCGTACCACAACTGGAATGAGAGCATATCATGTTGAAAACAATTCGGCTACAGACAATGGTATTCTTACAATGCACACATGGGGGGATTTAGCATGAGTACCTTAAATGTAGATAATATTCAAACAGTAGGCACTGCACCCTCAGTATCTTTAGCTTTTTATGCAGAATGTGCTGCTCAATATACAATAACAGCAAATACTTATGTTCAAAATACTGGACTAACACAAAATGAAATAGACACTCATAGTGCTTTTGCTTCTTCAAAATTTACTGTTCCAGAAGGTCATGCAGGGTTATATATGCTTTACTATGTAGCATACATAGATTTTGATGGAATAGGAGATGATGGTAAAACTGCTAGGTCTGCTATTTATAAAAATGGAACTGCAATAGCAAATGTAGATATAACAGACAATTCAGAAGCAGACCAACTTTCAACAAGTGTAACTGTTTCAACAATAGCCAATTTATCTGTAGGAGATGAAATAACATTTTATAATAGAGCATCAGATGCAAGTGGGTCAAATCCTACTGTTCAAGCATTTGCAGGTGGATATACTCTTTGTTATGGATATAGGATTATATAAGGATTTAATATGAAAACACCAGAATTTCAAGGCACACACTTATGGGATAGATTGTGTTGGGCGAAAGAAAAGCTAGAAGGCAAACAATCTGATTATCGTGTGGTATGGGAAGACCCTGATAATTTAGATGAGTGTGCAAAGGTAACTGTACCTGACCCTAATTGGATGGCTTGTGCATTGCAAGGTGGCATATTACCACCTGTAGAAGTTTATTGGGCATTAGCAGAAGATGAAGCTAAACCTGATTTTAAGAAACATACAAGAGGTTACTTGCTACACAATACTAAACCTATTGAAGCAATGACAGAAGAACAGGCAATAGAATATTTAATTATGAAAGACATACCACAAAGAGTGTGGAGAGACTATGAAAAGGCAAATAGACCTAGATTAGTTATATGTAGAAAAGAACAACTTCCAACAACAAGAGTGTGGCGAAATGCTTGGAAGATTGACGAAGAAGTTCATGCCACTGAACAAGTAGCCTAAAAGGAGATAAACATGGCAACAATGATAATGGATAAAGATGGCAAGAGTATAGATGCTTCTACAGCGACTGTGCCATCTGACAGACATTTTAGAAATGCTTGGAGTCTTTCAGGTAAAACCATATCGGAAGATATGACAGAAGCTAAGAAGATTTTCCAAACTAAAATTAGAGAAGTAAGGCAACCTTTATTAGATGCTCAAGATACTTTATTTATGAAAGCATTAGAAGATGGTGATTCTTCTGCTCAATCTTCAATTAAAACGAAGAAACAAGCATTAAGAGATGCACCTGCTGCAAAGGCAATTTCCGATGCAGACACTATTGCTAAACTTAAAGCAGCTTGGGATTCAAGTACACTCGGCACAAGTCCTTACGCATAAGGAGTAAATAATGGCTTTAACGAAAGTTCTAGCAGGAGGAATAGACGCTTCTCTTGGTAAAATATTACAAGTTGTTCCTGTACTGATGGATGATGCTTTATCTATAGCTAGTTCAAGTACAAGTAATTTTACAGATGTAACAGGTATGGTTGTTGCTATTACACCTTCTGCTACAAGCTCAAAAATATTAATTATGGTAAATAGTTGTTTTCACCATTCGGCTGCAAGTACAATTCATTTGTCTTTACAAAGAACAGTTAGCAGTTCAGCAACAAAACTAGGTTTAGCTAATGTATCTAGTCGTGTTGGTTCTAACATGGCAACATTACCAGACGATGATATTTATGCACTTGGTATATATCCTGCGTTTTTTCATTTTGTAGATAGTCCAAACACGACTTCTGAGTGCTCTTATCAATTACAAATTACAGCAGGTGCTTCATATAATGTTAATCTTTTTGTAAACAGAACAAGTAATGATACTGATGCTGATTATGGTGCAAGGACAAGCTCTTCAATTACAGCTATGGAGATTAGTGGATGATGAAACATGAAGCAATTTATGCTCTTTATCCTTCCGTTGTAACAATAATTGATAAAGGAAGTGATGTTATACCAAAGGATGCAAAAGGTAATATTGTATCTATAGATAATACTGCTGTAGCCACAAAACAAAAAGAACTTTTAGAAGAAGCAAAAAAAATAGAAGAAACTAAAGTGGCTAAAAAAGCATCAGCAAAAGCAAAGTTAAAATCTTTAGGTTTAGATGATGCTGAAATTAGTGCGTTAATAGGTGAATAGATGCCATATATAGGAAAAAGTCCAAGCAAGGGTGTAAGAAATAGATTTGTATATCAGGCAACTGCAAGTCAAACTTCATTTAGTGGTAGTGATGCCAACTCATTAACACTTAGTTATACAGACAGTTTATACTTAGATGTATATCAAAATGGAGTCTTACTCAAAGCAGGAACAGATTATGCAGCAACAACAGGAACAAGTGTAGTATTAGTAACAGGTGCAACTCTTAATGATATAATTGAGATGGTGGCTTATGATGTATTTTCAGTCAATCAAACTTATACTAAAACAGAATCAGATGACAGATATCCATTTCTAGGAAACAACAGTATTATAAGAACAAATGGTAATACCATAAGTGCAGACATAACAATTAGTTCAAGCACCAATGGATTATCAGCAGGTCCTATTACACAAAACGCAACTGTTACTGTTAGTGGTTATTGGAGTATTGTATGACAAGTCAATTAAATGTAGATACCATAAAGGGAAATGAAACAGCAGGTTCTATTACCATTCAAGGTGAAGGAAGTAAAACTACTAATTTGCAACAAGGATTGGTTAAAGTTTGGTGTTTTGCAACAGAAGCAGCAGCATTAACAGACTCATTTAATATGACAAGTGGCACAGATAATGGAACTGGAGATTACAGTTTTACTATTGCTAACAATATGAACAATGCAACTTATGCTATATTAAATACAGTTGAATCAACAGTTAGCACTCATCCAGTAGCAAATGCTAATGTAGCTAGTGATGCAACTACAACCACATTATATAGGGTGCATCATGCTTGGGTAAATACAAGTGATGGATTTGAAGATTTAGATAGAGACAATTATCATGCAGTAGTAGGAGACCTAGCATAATGGCAAGTCAATTAAAAGTAGATACAATTACAGGTGTAACCACAGCAGGTTCTATACTTGTTACAGGTGAAGGCAATAGTACAACAACTAATCTGCAACAGGGATTGGCAAAGTTGTGGTCAAATGTTGACCAAGATAGTTCAACAGCTATACGAGATTCACTTAATACTT